TTGGAGATCTTCCAAAAATTCTACAAGGTATGGGCGCTGCGGTTGGAAGTATGCTTGGAGGTGGTGGCACGTCAGGTGGTGGAGGTGCAATGGCTCAGCTTCAAGGTGCGCTTGGAAATGCTATGGGTACAGATATTGCCGATGTTGTAACTGGTGCTCAATACCTATTAAGAAAAGCATTGCCGGGTGACTATGCTCGTGCAGTAAACAATGCTACTGGACAGGTTCTGAACCCTCGTGAAACCCTTACATTTGAAGGTGTAAATCTAAGACAGCACCAGTTTAACTGGGAGCTATTTCCAAATAACACAAGAGATTCAGAGATAATTAAGAATATTGTTTATCACCTGAAACAGCACTCTTTACCACAAACAGCAAATCTATTTGGAATCAATTCAGCATTTTTAAGATATCCATCTACAGTAAACATTTATTTGCTTGGTGTAAATGGTGAACATTTTATGAAATTTAAACCAGCTATGATTCAAAACATTACAGTTGATTACGGACCTACAGGTGGCGTATCGATTATGAGAGGTGGTAAACCAGCAGCGGTAGGACTTGGTATACAGTTATCAGAGCTTGAGGTTGAGACAGCACACGATTATGGTATTGCTACTCCTCCACCTAAGACTGCAAAGTCAGTACCCCCTCCTGCTGAAACAAATCAGGGTAACAATAATGGGACGACGGTGGCATGACAAGATATTTTGAAAAATTTCCAGAAATTGAGTACCAAGGTGTTAAAGTTAAAGACATCACTCGCCGCAATACGTTTACAAAAGAAGTTACAAACAATCCACTTCTTTATATGCCTTACACTGTTAAGGAAGGTGAAAGAGCACAGGATATCGCAGAGTGGTATTATGGCTCTGTAGATTATGAATGGCTAGTTTATATGGCTAACAATATTACAGATCCATATCACGAATGGCCTAAATCAAATCACGAGTTCAATTTATTTTTAATTGACAAATACGGTGAAGCATCGGGACTCACAGGTGAGGACATTATCGACTGGACTAAAGACGATAATGACGAGAATATTATATATTATTACAAAGAGGTATAGTAGATGGCAGTAGAAATTGTCAAACTAGCGCCAGAATCTTTCCGAACGATTTATCTTCGTAAAGAAGATCGCGTTATCTTGCGTACTGAAACAGGTCGTAAGATTATTATCAAACGAATTATTCCAGACGAGTGGAAACCTTGGAAGATTTATGACGAAGAATATGCGTTGAATGAAAATAAGAAAGAAATATTCTTAATTGATAGAGAATATTTGCCACGCGTAGAACAAGAATTTATTAGAAAACTAAGAAATAACTGATGTCACGTAATCTATCCCAATGCGAAGTCGTATCCTGCCAGATTGTAAACGAGTTTGATCCCAAACGCGTAGAGGATATTGCTCAGTTTATTACCGGCTTTGAGATTTCGCAGAGCATGGAAGCTCATCAGTATCAGGGATTTTTAGAGATCGAGGAGACGGTTGGTCTTCTTGAGAATTTGCCGTTGCGCGCCGAAGAAACATTGCTTATGACAATTATTTCTTCTGATATGCCGTATAAGGTTGTTTTAGAAACAAGAGTGATCCGTATAAGTGACATTACACCTATGGAAAATACAGACGGTGCTGTATATAAAATGCACTTTGTTTCTAAAGAAACTTTTAATGCCAACAAAAGAAAAGTAATCAAAGCCTACAATGGGCAAATACACGAGATTGCAAAAAGAGTATTTCAAACTTATTACGCAAAGGTAGGTGGGGAAACTGAAATAGATCAACTGTATGGCCAAGATTTTACAATGAGATCTGCTAAGAGATACGACCTTACAGAATCTACCATTGTTGAAGAAGATTTTGGACAAAGAAAGTTTTATCTTCAGGATACTTTTTCGGCAACTGGTTTAACTATACCACGTTATACACCAGCTTACACAATGAATTTACTTGCAAGCATGGGATTCAATACAAATGTTCCTTCATGTACATATAGATTCTTTGAGACTCTCGAATCTTATTATTGGGTAACAGACGAGTTCTTTATTCATAAACATAATGCTGGGAAAATTAAGCATTTATATTACGGTCCTGTTGGTAGTATGGATCCAAATAGACCTTTAGCTCAACTCGAAAGAATTGAGCAACTACAAGTTGTAAATAAAGGTTTGGATACGGCCACCGATATTTTTTCAGGAGCTTATAGAAGCAGAGTAACAGAGATTGACATTGTAAGAAAACAAGTTACAGACTATAATTTTAATTATGATGAAGACGCCGATTATATGGACTTCAGCGGTAACCAAGCCCGTCAAAGCCGCCCTGATGCTCAGCCACATACACAAGCTTTTAGAGATGAAACTTTTACTGAAGAAAATGCAAGACATTTTGTAGTATATAAAGATTACCAAAGCGTTGGTGATATTAAATCTAATATTAGAGCAGAAAGATTTGTTCCTACGATTACGCAGAACAGAGTTTCTTATTATCACCACTTAAATAATGTACAAGTAAAAGCTGCACTTAAGGGTAGATTGGATTTACGTCCTGGTGAAATCATTCAATTAGATATTGCTCAGTTGAATGTTGACTCAAAAAGAAATGATACTCTTGGTGGTAAATATATGATTAAGACCACAAGTCATCAGATGAAACATGGAGAACTTACAACTTCTCTTCTTCTGGTAAAGTTTGATTGGTCTGCAACTGATAGTAGAACGGATCAAGGAAATGCCTGATTACGGTATAGGAATACGCGACCCATTGTGGTTTGTGGGTGTTATTGCAAACACAGTCGACCCTCGTAAAGAAGGGCGTGTGCAGGTACGTGCGTTCGGTATACATGGAACAAATAAAGATATACCTGACGATGAGTTGCCTTGGGCTGTTCTTGTTTCAGGTGCTTATGACGCAAACGTTTTCCACGGCGCAAAGACAAATAAATGGGTGTTTGGTTTATTCCTAGACGGAAGACATGCTCAGCAACCTATGATTATTGGTACAATTCCAACTCAGAATCTTGATGGTATTGATCCAGAAAAAAATGGCTGGGGAACTATTCCACCAAAAGACGCCCACCTTCTTGCTAAAGGATCTGAGCCAGAAAGTATCGGGCAACACGACGTTTCTAAACTAGCCCGTGGTGAATATTTACACGAAACAAATCTTGTTGAATGGGAGATGGGTAGAGCCTTAAATGTTAAGGTAGCAGATTCAGACGAAACATGGGATGAACCCGCACCAGCATATGATACTGAATATCCACATAATAAAGTAATCGAAAGTGGTGTGCATACTATTGAGCTTGATGATACTCCCGGCTCAGAAAGAATTACTGTCTGGCATAAGGAAGGTTCTTATGTACAGATCGATTCTCGTGGTACTGTTACAGAAAAATCAAGATCAGACAAATATGAAGTCATTGATAGAAAACAGCACGTATTAGTTGGTAATGCAAGTACTGTTACAATTAATGGTGATGCACATGTCTACGTAAAAGGCCATAAAGTAGAAGAGATCCAAGGAGATCTAAAACAAATTGTACATGGTAATTATTATCTCGGTGTAGGCGGACCTGAAACAATTATCAATGGATCTGAAAACCTACAGATGAGAGCAGGACAGGTAAAGGTAGAAGCTAATGCTGGCTACATGTCTTTTCTTTCGAAGAAAGAAACCCAGATAGAAGCCGGACAAGGTATCGGTATTCAGGCACCAAAAATATTTGGTACTGCGTCAGAAGAAATGCTTTGGCATTCTGATAAATTATTTGCTATGGATTCAGCAGAAGACTTTAAGATCAAAGGTGCTGACGTAAGATTCCAAGGTACAGACTCATTTGATCTCAAAGGAGATGCTGAGTTAAGAGTCAGTTCTGATGGTTATGTGATGGTTCGTGGTACTACAACATTTATTGACGACTTTGTTCGCATGGCTGAGGGCAGTGCAGATCCTGCTAGAGACGCGCAGGATGTCACGAGACCTGGTGGTATGGATACCAAGGCACAGCCCGTTAAAGCTCCAGAGCCTCCTGAGAAAGGCGTTAACCTACAAACAAATAAAGACACCGGATCTCGTGGTAGTGCCGGTGCATCTTCACCTGACCATTCTGGTGAAACAGTATCCACCACAGAAACTCTTGCATCAACTACTCCTGCAACGGCAGCAATGCAAAGTAGTTTGACTCCTCTTCTAAATCTTATTGCAAGATTTGAAGGAGATCAGGATGGTGGATATAATGCTGTATCAGGACTAATTGATCGAGCATTGCGCCCATCTAGACCAATCACAACTATGACTATTGGACAGGTTCTTCAATATCAAGAATCTGTTGATAACGCTTCAGGTTCAGAGGCTATGGGCAGATATCAAATCATGGAAGATACTCTCCGTGGATATGACAACGATGACAATGATCCGCCACCTCCGGGCGATCCACTATATGCAAAAGCAGGTCTAGGATTGGGTGATAAATTTAGTCCGATTAACCAAGATAAGATGGCTGTAGAATTACTTAGATTCCGCGGTCTTGACGGATATCTCAGCGGTAAGATATCTAGAACAACCTTTGCAAATAATCTTGCTGCAGAGTGGGCTTCACTTCCAATTGTAAACGGTCCAAAGGCTGGTCAAAGCAGATACTCTAAGCCAATTTATGCTGATGGTAAACTGGTGAAGAATAATGCTAAGATTACTGTTGGAGAATTTGAGAAAGTGCTTGATGAGATTAAAAGTAACTATGAGAAAGCATCTACTACCGTAACTTCTAAACCTGAAACTGGAGGTTCCTATGACGTGTAAATGTTGTGGCATGGAACAGTGTTTAAATCCTGGCCAACAGGTAGATACAACCACGAAGCTTTCTGGTGTAAACGGTAGAGGTGAGCTTACGATTAGCGCTCTTGATCAGATTGAAGCTAATTTCAGAGCAAGCATGATCGAGGACACTTCTGAAAATGTTTTAATTCAATCTGTAAAAAGATTTCCAAACTTTTACGATTCTCTTTCTAAATTTAATACTGACTTCTTAAAAAGAGATATCGCGCAGACTTACATTGGTGCAGATGATAATGAAGTATTAGAATATAGATTAAATCGTGGTCCTATTACTCCTTTAGAATATGCTGAGTATTTAAGAGAGTTTAATCATACACCCACCTCTATTGAAAACCTTTATAATACAAAGCCTGCGCAGATTGTATCTGAGCTTAACTATTATTATACTGGGTCTTCTTCGAATAGTATTCTAGGAAAGTTTTGTGCACTTATGCCGAATATATTTGCGGCTATCGATGCTTTTTTTGATCTACTTGATGATATCGATGGTTTGATTCAGGATGCCTTTACATTCCTTGCAAAGATACGCAATGTTGAAGATGAGCTTCAAGCATTATTTGAAAAAATTAAAGTAAAAGCTCTTATTGAAGCTATTAAAGAAAAGGTAGAAAAAGCATTTGAAAAAATCGTAAAGCGTGTAGAGAATGCTATTAAAAACTTTAGTGTTGAGAATATTATGGGACAAATCGAAACATTTGTCAACGACAAAATTGTAAAAAGAATTACTCAGCTTAAACACGAAATATTAGAATTCTTTGATGAAGAAAATATTAAGAATCTTGGTAAGAAACTTAGAGCTCAAATTGATTATGCTATGAGTGTTTTCGAAAACCCATCTCTTGAAGAGGTACAACTTTTAATTGCAAAAATCTGTGGTTTGATTACTGGTATTGAAGGTGTGATTAATAAACTAAAAGATCCACTCAACGACTTTTCAAATCGTTACGAAGAAGTGTTTTATACACTAAAAAATGTGTCAGATCGAGTAAAAGGTGAGGCTATTAGAGCTGGAGCTATCAGATTAGAAGATGAGGTACGCAAAGAAAGAATAAATAAATCAAGAGAGAAATTTGAACAAAAAGGTAATGTACCGCCTCCAACAACTCAAGAGTATGAAGGAGTGCCAACTTGGGAAGAAATTAAAGATAATAAACATCCTAAGATTGGTATTCAAGGTGGTTGGGTAGCGGCTCTTGGAAGTGCTGGATGGACACAAACTGATCCTGAAGTAAAAGCTATGCTCATGAAACTTCAGGCTAAAGTCGGTAAGCGTCTTATCGTAAACAGCTGTTGGAGAAGTATGCAGTATCAGAAAAAACTTTATGACGCTGGTAAAACTACTACACTTAATGGTCAGCACACTAAGGGAATGGCTTTTGATATTACATGGGCTGGTTGGAATAGAGAAAGCACACCAGTTTCTGAAGAAGCTTATGATTTTGTAGATCTAGCAAAAGAAGTAGGTTTTAGAGGGTTTGGCCGTTATAAAGGATTTATTCATATTGATAAAGGCCCAACAAGAATGTGGAAGTCTGAAGAATTTAAAGCACTAGAACAAAAACAACTAGGTACGTCAGTATGACAATAGAACTATTAACAGGTAGAACTAAAAAGATCTCCATATATTCCGATTTTAAAAAGGATATGGAGAAAAGTCCTGTGTCTTCTGATCTGACAGTGCGCAAAGACGAAGAGTCTGTAAAAGAAGCAATTAAAAATCTATTACTTACTGATCGTGGTGAAAGATTGATGCAACCAAATCTTGGTGGTCATCTCAAAGCCATGCTATTTGAAAATATAACGCCCGGCGTTTTAAAAACAATCGAAGATCAAGTACGAACAACACTAGATATTTACGAGCCTAGAGCTGAATTACTAGATGTAACAGTATCCTCTCTAGTTGACGATAATACTGTAAGAGTTCGTGTTGAATTTATGATACGCAACCAATCAAATCCAATATCAGTTGACGTATTTCTAGAGAGGACAAGATAAATGGCATCTAAACTCAAAATTAATGAATTAGATTTCGCAACAGTGAAATCGTCACTGAAAGAATATATGAAGAGTCAAACACAATTCAAAGACTATAACTTTGAAGGCTCTAACATGAGTGTTCTTCTTGACGTATTAGCATATAACACTTATCATAATAACTTTTATTCTAATATGGCATTGAACGAGATGTTCCTCGACTCAGCCGTACTTATGAACTCGGTTGTTTCTCATGCTAAAGAACTGAACTATCTGCCAAGAAGTAGAAGATCTGCAAAAGCTGTTATTAAAATCACAATCACAAACGACACGCCAGGAATCCAAACTATTCCAATTCCAGAATATACTCAGTTCCAATGTGTATATCAAGGTCAGAACTTTGAGTTTGTTACAGATAAAGCTTATGTTGCTAAAAAGGTTGCAGTCAATACATTTGTTGCAGATAATGTAGAGATCTTCGAAGGTCAAATGCTTGCGAGCTTTGAACGCGAAGGTTATTTTGTTGATGCTGACGGTATTCTTCGTGTTATCCTCTCAAACGAGAATGCTGATACAGATTCAATCGTTGTATTTGTTGACGCTGAAGAAACAGAAAACCAAAACATATTTGTAAGAAAGAATGATATCTTTGGTGTTGGTCCAACAGATAAAGTATTCTATGTAGAACCATATTTTGATGGAAGATACACTATCTACTTCGGTAATAATAGATTCGGTCTGCAGCCTCTAGAATTTGAGGATGTTCGAGTAAGATACAGAATCTGTTCTGGTGAAGAGCCAAATGGCGCTGATGTATTTAGTCTTGAATTGAATAGTGGTACTGCTGTTGTTGAAACAATTAGTGCTGCGTCAGGTGGTGCTGAAAGAGAATCTCTTGAAAGCATTCGTTACTTTGCGCCAAAAGCACTGCAGATTCAAGAGCGAGCAATTACAACATCAGACTATGAGATTCTATTGAAGCAAAACTTCCCAGAAATTAAAGCCGTTTCTGCTTACGGTGGTGAAGATCTTACACCTCCAAAGTTTGGACGAGTTGCTATTTCAGTTTATCTTGGTGAAAGAGAAGACAGTCTATCGCAAACATTGTCTGCAAGATACATTGAGTTCCTACGAGAAAGATCTCCTGTTGCTATTGAACCGATCTTTATTGAATCTGAATTCCTATATGCTTGTTTGTCTATCGACGTGTATTACGATTCAAATATTACAAGCAAATCTCCAGATCAAATAGAAACAGAGATCAGATCTGCTATTACAACTTATAGTAATAATAATCTCGATGACTTTAATAAAACACTTCGCGTATCAAAACTTTCGGGTGATATAGATGATGTAGACGTATCAATTCAATCTAACGAGATTGACGCGTGTCCATATATCTTGTATTCACCAGCAAAAGGCGTATCGGCAAACCCATCATTTAAATTCTTTGCTGAGTTAGTTAAGCCATATCCTTTTGATGATACAATTGGATTTATAGATTATAAGCCTGCAATTAAAACAGGCTCTTTCACATATGACAATACTCAAGTTTACATGCAGGACGACGGTAAAGGAAATATTCAAATCGTAACAAACGATCCTGTAGATCCTAAGGTTGTTCTACCAAAAACTGGTACAGTAGATTATACTACTGGAGAAGTTAACTTAACAGGACTTACAGTGCAGAACTATACCGGTGCTGGAATTAAAGTGATGGCAACAACTAAACGAGACGACATTAAGTCACCTAACGGAAGAATCTTCTTTATCCAAGATGAAGATGTAACGATTAACATTAAACCGATTAAGATAACATAATGGCGAAAATCGAGAAAAATATTGCTCACCAGATTCAGCTGCAGTTCCCTGCACTTTACAGGGATGAAGGTCACGAGCTTGTAAAATTTGTAGAAGAATACTATAAGTTTCTAGAAACACAAACTAATATGTCTGTGTATAATAACAGACGTTTGTTTGAATATCGTGACATTGCTACAACTCTATCTGAAATGATTATATTCTTTCAGAAAAAGTTTCTTGCAGATCTGCCACTTGATGACGTAGGTACGGTCAAGTTTATTGTAAGAAATATTATGAGCCTTTATAGAAGAAAAGGTTCTGAGAGCGGTATTGTTCTTTTCTTTAGAATGTTCTTTCAAGAAGATGTAGAGATATATTATCCTGCATCTAATATTCTAAAACCCTCTGATTCTTCTTGGAAAACTGGTACATATCTTCAGTTGTTCCCAAACAATGCTGAATTCCCATCACCAGCAAATTCAGCTATTATATACGAATATGATTCACTAGCGGGTAAGAACATTATCGGTAGTATTTCTGGTGCGCGAGCTGCTGTTGATAAAATTAACTTTATTATGTTGAATAGAACTCTTGTTCCTGTAATTTATATTAACGATGTTAAAGGCACGTTTATTAAGTTCGATGATATTATTACAAGGGTAGACGGCACTGATGTTAAGTTTGGTCAGGTACAAGGCTCTGCTTCTTCTATTGATATTGATCAGACTGCACCTAGAACTACAGATAATAATATCGGTGATATTTTTGACTTTACATCTTCTCTTGGTAAAGGTGGCAGAGCAATTGTTACAGAATTGCAAGATGAATTTACGGGAACGATCTCATATACAATTGAAGATGGTGGTTTTGGTTATTCGACTGCTGAAACAAGATTGCACGTTTCAGATCAGGTTATTATTCTAGATAATGAAGACCAAGACTTCGTTATTGAAGAAAGACTCAGAGATGCGAGTGGAAACGAAGGTTTTGTAACTGGACAAAACCCTGCTGCTGTTGGCGTTAAAATGAATGCTGGAAACGAGTTTGATGGTACAGCAATCTCAACACTCGATAGAACACCGAATATTACTCTTCAACCTGCAGATTTTTCTTTGTCTGAAGTAAATAGTTCGTCGCCGGGCGATCTATTCCCAGATACTGGAGATCCTGATGACGTAACAGTTACTTTAAGTAATATAGAAACTGTTGAGCTTATTACAGATATTATTGGAAACTTTTTAAATGTTCCAATTAACTCTACAAATTATAGTACCGTGCCACCAGCTCTAGTTCCTATGTCTGGTGCTGATCCAACTCCTGCCTTGGATTCTGTTATCAACGAGGCATTCGATCTTACGCCGTTTGATATCGGTAAGGTTAGAACTCTTGTTAATGTTAATCCGGGTGCATCATATGAAAATGACGTGTTTGCTATTTTGAGAGATCCAGTAATGGAAGCTTTTGAAAGACACGATCAAAACCTTGTTCTTTCAGAATTTAGTGCTAACTTTGATAAAGGCGATATAATTACACAAGGAACAGTAACGGGTGAGATTATAGGATTTGATTCTACAAACCAAGTTTTACAAGTAAGACCATATGCTTATTATGGCTTTACAGCCGGGACAATTGTTCATGAAAGTAACTCATACAATGTAATTACAGCAGAAAGAAACTATGATACTAGAAAGTTCGGTGAAAACGCTCTTGTAAGTACTCTTACTGAATTCTCAATTGGCCGCATTAATAAAGTAAAAGTAATTAATTCAGGTTTTGGTTATATTGACCAAGAAACTGTTTATCTAAGAGATGCAAACAACGATGTAGTTGCACAAGGTACTCTAAGCGCGCTAGAACAGGGTGTGACCGAAGGTTATCATGGAAACTTTAATTCACACATTAAGCCTGAAAATAAGATTAGAGATAACGATTATTACCAAGAATTCTCTTATGAGATTCAAGGTGTAGTTGATCCAATTGAATATGATGAGATTCTCAAAAGAACAGTGCACCCTGCAGGTACTAAAGCATTTAATAAATTCGTTTATAAAACAAAAGTAGAAACAAATATTGGATCTAAATTCTCATTAACACGTAAAGATGATTATGTTGTCGGTGGTCCACCAGTCGTTGGACCAGGACAAAGTGCGAATACTTATGCAGTAACTTCTGATAAAACAGACATTACAGTAGATAGTACCATCCTCAAGGTTGACGCATTATAATAAATAACTAAAAACTTAGGAGCTGAAATGGCAAGGCAAAATATTAACATCGGCGTAACGTCGAACGACGGAACAGGAGATCCGTTGCGCGATGCTATGGATAAAGTTAACGATAACTTTGTTGAGCTTTACGCCAACGTCGCAAACATGTTTGACGGGACCTATGCAAGTTTAACCGGCAAACCAACTATTCCTGCAACATTACTCGATCTTGGTATTAGTGAAGGTACTGCAGGACAAGTTCTATCAACAGACGGCGCGGGTACTTTTACATTCGTAGATGCGTCAGCAGGCAATGACGCTGGCATTGACACTCACTTGAATACAAGTACTGCAGCAACGAACGAAGTACTTTCGTGGAATGGTACAGATTACGACTGGGTTGCTCAACAGGCTGGGGCAAGCTATACAGATTCTGACGCAGTTAGTGCAGTTCAAGCAGTAAATCTCGATATGGGCACAAACAGCATTACAACAACTGGTCCAATTTATTTCTCAAACAACTTCGCAGATACAAACGCACTTCCAAATGCTACAACATACCACGGTATGTTTGCTCATGTTCATGCAGAAGGTAGAGCATATTTTGCACATAACGGCGCGTGGGTTGGTATTGCTAATCAGTCTGAGATCGGTGGCGGAGGTGGTGGTTCATCTCTACAAACTCGTTCAGCTGCTACAGGTACTTCTACATCTTTGGCTGATGGAGCCTCTGCAGACGTAGAAATCACTGGCTTCAAAGGCTATGCCCTATTAAAAATCGAAACAGACAGAGCAGCTTGGGTAAGAATTTATACTGATGCTGCTTCTCGTACAGCAGATGCTGGGAGAGCGGAAACATCAGACCCGGCGCCAGACGCGGGTGTAATTGCTGAAGTTATTACAACAGGCGCACAAACGGTAGTTATCTCTCCTGGTACTATAGGATTTAGTAACGAAAGTACGCCCGATACAACAATTCCAGTAAGAGTAACAAATAAATCTGGGTCTACATCAACAGTACAAGTTGTGTTAACAGTTCTCCAGCTGGAGGCATAAATGGAAGAACCAAAACAAGAATGGATCGTTACTCTTCATCGTAAAGAGGATCTAGAGGATTTCTATAATGATATGGAAACTCCTGGCGGAAATCTGTACATTCCCGATAGAGAAGTAGAAGTTTCTAAACGTAGAACTATTTCTCGCAACACTCATTACATGCTAACTAGATCAGAAGTTGAACTTATAAAAGCTGATGATAGAGTTTGGGATGTTGAGTTAGCAGAATTGGTTGACATTACGACAAGACCAGCTTATACTATTACAAACGGGCAGTTCAGTAAATCTTGGTCTACGAATGCAAGCCATATTAACTGGGGATTACTTCGTCAATCAGAAACATCTAATAGAGCCAACTGGGGTGATGGTGGAACAACAACAGTCACTTCAGATTTAACTATTACGGCTTCAGGGAAACACGTTGACGTTGTAATTGTAGATGGACATATTGATCCTGCTCATCCAGAGTTTGCAGTAAACCCAGATGGATCCGGCGGTTCAAGAGTGATACAGTATAACTGGTTCCAAAACGATATTGGATCTGGTACTGGAACTTATACTTATGACCGTTCTGGATCTTATACAAATGCAATAGATGAAGACGATAACAATCATGGATGTCACTGTGCCGGAACAGTAGCAGGAAACACTCAAGGCTGGGCTAGAGATGCTAATGTTTATAATCTTAGTCCATATTCTACTAATCCAAACTGGAATACTAATGGTTACAGCTCATCTACTTATTGGGATTATATTAGAGCATGGCACAACGCTAAGCCTATTAATGCCGCAACTGGAAGAAAAAATCCTACTATCACAAATAATAGTTACGGATCTTCAATTACTCCCGGAGACAACAACTTTGGTAATGTAACTAGAACTATTTACCGTGGTACAGATTTTAATCCTGGCAGAGACATGACGTTGTCAGAATTAAACACCCGTGGTTTTGGTAATAGCTCATTAACAGGATATGCGTTTCCAAACTATTTTACATCAAGACAAGCAGACATTCAAGATGCGATAGATGATGGAATTATTATTGTAGCATCTGCTGGCAATGAATATTGGAAAATTTGTACTCCAACAGATCAGGACTATAATAATCTTTGCTACTTAACTTATTATGGATTTACTTACGCCTTCTATTATAATAGAGGAACAGGATCGGGTGCTGGATACGCTCCTGTTATTGTCGTTGGAGCAACAGGCAACGATAATAATGAAGATAAAGCAACGTTTAGTAACTGTGGAGATCAAGTAGATGTCTACGGTGCTGGTGAAGCAATTCAAAGCTCAGTGCATAGTGGCGGAACCACTGATCCAAGAAATTCTAGTTATAGATTAGCCAAGTATCAGGGTACAAGCATGTCAGGACCTCAGGTTGCTGGTATACTTGCTATATTAGCAGAATCATGGCCCAATATGACTCAAGCCGAAGCCCATGCATGGATTATAGATAATGCAAATGAGAATCAAATGTTTGATTCTGGAACTGACGACCCAACAGATTGGCAAAGTTTAAGAGGCGGTGCAAATCTTTTTGCTCGTTGGTTTAATCAAAGACCAGAATCAGGCACCAGCTTCCCACAGAAAAATTTTAGACCTAGAACTTCTTCAGGAAGAGTCTATCCACGTCCTAGAATCAGAAGAAGAGGCTAGAAATGTTTATAAATATTGTAAAACAGCGAGATTGATATGGGCGAAGTAGTAACCACAAGATTAAAAGCTGACAATTTACGTCTATTTGATAAAGAAGTCAGAGATAATAATTTATATGTTTTTGTTTCGGCGGTAACAACCGAGACAAATACACGCCTGAGCGCTGTTAACTCTATTCAAAATAAAAATTTATTTTTAGAAAAAACACTGTTTGGTAAAAAGATCTTCCCTAACGATATTCGCTATATGATTAAGTACCATGCTTGGCAAAAAGATCAAGTATATGTGCAATATGACGATACAGTAGATCTAGAAGATAAAAAGTTTTATGCTGTAGTTGGTCCAAACAATAATGACACTGGAGACTATAGAGTTTATAAGTGTTTGTTTAATAACTTTGATTCTCCATCATTGAATCCACCTAACTACAACTCACAAACAGAAAACCAAATCTATAGAACTGCAGATAAATATGTCTGGAAGTTTATGTTTGTGATTTCTGAATCTGATTTTGAAGCTTACAATGCTTCTGGTTATATTCCGCTTATTGGTGTTACAGATTCAGATCCTTTAGCAAATACTCAGGTAGAAGTTACGGGTTCTTCTATCAGTGATATCTTTGTAACAAACCCGATTGAGAATGCTGGCTATCCTTTCGTATCCGGTATATTTGCGTCTGCTCCTCCAAATAACAGTGAGGTAAGAGTAAGATCAGCTAACCTAAGTCAAACAAACGGTTACTACGTGGGAATGTCTTTATATTGTACAGATCCAGGCGGTGTATCACGCTTGTATACTATTACTGATTATCAATATATTTCTCAATCGTCGGACGGTCAAGCTGTTGGTAGAGTTACAATCAGTGATGGCGATTTCCTTTCTGCAGTAGGTGGAAATAACTTTGCATCAAACTCATCATTCTCTATTCAGCCTCAGGTTGTAATAAGAGGAGATGGATCTGGCGCAGTTGCAAAAGCAAATGTTGTCGGAGGAAATATTTCTTCGGTTACTATTCTAGATTTTGGTAGTGGTTATCACCAAATTGAAGCAGAGATCAAAGATCCTCTTTATGAGTTCGATCCTGGCGCCGCTGGATCTACTGACGTTCGTTGTTTACTTAGACCAGTTCTTTCTCCTATTGGAGGACACGGTTTCGATTTGATTGACGAGATGCACTGCAGACATATTTTGCTATATGCATATGTTACAGAGACAGATAACAATCAAATTGGTCAAACAAACACGTTCTCATACATTGGTGTTGTAAAAAATCCAGAGTTTAGAGACGCGAATAACGATGTACTCCCAGCAAACAGCACACCAGAAATTTTTGATAATAGAATCGCGGTAACAACAGATGGTTATGCACTCGTTAATCAAAACGATATTATAACTCAAACAGACTTGAATAACGAAGTTGTATTTACTGCAAAGGTCCATGAAGTAGATGCAGATTCAAACACTATTTTCTTGTCAGAATACATGGGACCTTACATTAACACTGTAAATAACGATATTTCTTTAGATTACACTAAGAAATTTGTTATTCCAACAGGACAGAAAATAGCCATAAATACACCAGAGGCAAACAATGTCGTAGAATCTTCATATACTCAAAGATCAGGATTAGTATATTTCATGGAAGACTTTATCGCGTTAGAAAGAACACCGGCCTCCAGAGAAGAATACAAACTAGTTCTAGAATTTTAAGGAAACCAGTAGATGCCTATTAATACAGATCTAAATATATCACCATATTTTGATGATTTTGATTTAGAAAAACAATTTTATAAGATCTTGTTTAAACCTGCTTACGCAGTTCAGGCTCGTGAGTTGACGCAACTTCAAACAATCCTTCAAAATCAGGTGGAGCAGTTTGGCGATAATGTTTACAAAGAAGGTAGCATTATTAAAGGTTGTAACTTTACAGAACTTAGCGATCTAAAGTTCGTAAAAGTAAATAACCCAGATAATTTTGATATCCAGACTTACAGACCAAGCCAGGAGGTGGCTGATGACCTCGCTGGTGATCCTACAGTAGACGTTGTGTATGAAATTGAAGGCCAAACTAACGGCCTTACAGCAAACATTATTTGGTCAGAAAGAGGCTTTGAAACAAGACCTCCTAACCTAAACACGTTCTTTATCTCATATAACAACGCTGTAGATACAACTACAAATACTCCGATTAAAACATTCATTGCCGGTGAAGTTTTAACAATTACAAAGAAAAGATATAATGGTTCTGTTCTTGTTGACACGACAGTTCTAACAAACGTAACTGGTTTGAGTGTTACGAACAAGCCTACTCCGGTTGGACAATCATTTGGTTTGCAATCGGCTTCTGGTGTTATCTTCCAGAAAGGTCACTTCCTCTTTGCTGACGAACAAACTCTGATTATTTCAAAATATGACAATAATCCAGATGGTGTTTCAGTTGGTTTTGAAGTTGAAGAAAGTATTATTCGCCCAGAACAAGACAACACTCTTTATGACAATGCTTCTGGATCTACAAACGAGAATGCTCCTGGTGCAGATAGACTTAAACTTGTTCCAAAGCTTGTTACTAAAACAACTTCATCTGCTGATCTAGACGCAACATTCTTTACATTGGTTCGCTATAAGAACGGTAACGCTGTTACTATTCGTGACGTTTCTCAATTCAATGCTTTGGGAGATGAACTGGCTCGTAGAACATATGAAGAGTCAGGTAACTACATCGTAGATAGAATGGATGTTGTTGTAGACAAACGCGGCGATGATCTAAAAGCTATCATAGGAAAAGGTTCTGCTTACGTAAAAGGATTTAGAATCGATCATAGAGGCGACCAAGAGCTTACTATTGATCAGATTGCAAATACTGTTGTTCATGAGAATCAAAGCATCTCAATCAATTATGGTGGATATGTTAACATTACAGATCTAAGCGGTACAGTAGATCTTGGTATGAATACAATGCAATTGCAAAACTCTGCTGGTACTCCTATTGGTTCTGCATATGCAAGAAATATTACAGAAAATCGTCTATATCTAAGCAATATTAAGATGACTAATTCAAACTTCACGTTTAAAGATGTGGATAGAATTAATGGCGATTCAGGCACAATCTTTATTGCAAACAACTCAATACTTCAAGACGTTAAAAATGCTCCGTTTATTTTTGACACAGGGCAGTTTAGTCTTAAGTCAATTACTGACATGACTATTCCTACGAGAGAATCTGTAGCAGTTGCTGGTATTACAGGAAACTCATTTACACTTTCTGATTCCGACATTCAAGCTGATGACTTCTCACCAGATCAGGCAGACCTAACGTTTGTCGATGCCGGTAATGATAAGATTAATATATTAAGTTTTTCAAGATCTGTCAACTTAAATGAGATCACAGTTAACCTTGATCCTGCAGACAACTCAGATCCTGCCGGTACTCTATATGTAAATACAAGATATACTGCGAATCCAAGACCGTTCGGTAAACTTGTGCGCAATGTTTATGTAAAGAACACTTATTCGGCTGTAGTAAATACGTACAGCCTTGGCTTCCCAGATGTATATGAGATTCTAGAAGTAACTGACAACACTGGAACAGATTACAGTGAAAGCTTTAGATTGAGAATCAATCAGAAAGATACGTTCTATGATATTTCATATATGGAATATATTCCAGGCAGACCAAAGCCAAATGCTGGTACGATTACAGTACGTATGAAATGTTTCGAACCGAATCCGGGCAGCGGTAAATACTTCTTTACGATCGATAGTTATCCTATCGACGACGAGACTGCTGTTTTGCCAAATGATAAATGTCGTTCATGGCAAATTCCAACATACTCATCTGGCAATAAAAAGATTTACAACATGCGCGAATGCATTGACTTTAGACCACATGCAGACAAAAATGCTGCTGTTCAATATAGTCATACAACTCCTGCATCTGCCGGAACAATTACTCAGACTGTTGGTCAGCAAGCACCTCAGTTCTCAAGAACGGATTACCTACAACCTTGCTTGAATGCTGTTGCAACAGGTGACATTGAAACATATCTTGCTCGTGTTGACAGTATTATTGTAGATTCATTTGGTAGCATTAAGATTGTAAAAGGCGTAGAATCTGCTACTCCAGTTCCTCCTCAGGTAGGTGCTGATGAGATGGTAATTTCGCAGGTTACAATTCCTGGATATCCAGCTCTAAGTCCTAATGAAGCCGCGAACCAAAGAAAATTTGAGTATGCTGTAAGTGCTAAATCAAAAGGTACTCCTCGTTATAGAATGAGAGATATCGAAAAGATTGAGAAAAGACTTGAAGGACTTGAGTACTATATCAGCTTGAGCCAGCTTGAATCTTCTGTCGAGAACATGACAATTCTAGATGAAAATGGATTGACAAGATTTAAGAATGGTTATCTTGTAGATCCAATGAACGACAGTTCTCTTGCTAACCTAGAAGATACTGACTACAAAGCAGCGATTCATTTTAA